TCAGGTTCATTTGCTAATAGATCAAATTATGTAAGAGTAAGTGCTGTAAATTATACAACACCTAATTTCTTTAATAACGCAGGTGTCTTCAAACCACAATTTACAGGTTCAATCCCAACAAACGCTTCAGGAACATTTGGTGGAGCAATTGGTAGCATACCTGGTGGAGTTAATTTTTATGATACAATCGGTTTAGGTAATGGTAACTCTCAAGGAGTAACAGGATCAGATTATGATAACATGATTGATTTATTTACAAATACTGATGATTATAAATTTAATGTATTATTTACCCCAGGATTATATAGCGAAGCTCCATTTGTTGGTCCTATTGGTGATTTAATTCAAGTTGCTCAAAACCGAGGAGATTTCATATATGTAATTGATCCAGTAGCATATGGTTCTACAATTTCTGATGCGTCATCCGCAGCATCATCAAGAGATACTTCATACGGAGCTATGTATTGGCCATGGGTACAAGTAGTTGAACCTTCAACAGGTGAATACGTTTGGGTACCAGCTTCAGTATCGATTGCAGGTGTTTATGCTTACAATGATACAGTAGCAGAACCTTGGTTCGCACCAGCAGGTATCAATAGAGGTGGATTGAGTACAGTAGTAAGAGCAGAGAAAAAATTATCACAAGGTAATCGTAATGATCTGTATGCTGCTAAAGTAAATCCAATCGCAACATTCCCAGGACAAGGAATAGTAGTATACGGTCAGAAAACACTTCAACTAAGAGCATCTGCTCTTGATCGTGTAAATGTTCGTCGTTTATTAATTGCTCTTAAATCGTACATTTCTCAAATTGCAAATACATTGGTGTTTGAACAAAACTCAATTGCAACAAGAAATCAATTCGTAAGCCAAGTTAACCCTTACTTAACAAGTGTTCAACAACGCCAAGGATTATACGCGTTTAAAGTGATTATGAATGAGACAAACAATGGTCCTGATGTAATCGACAGAAATGAGTTAATTGGTCAAATATACTTACAACCAACTAAAACCGCTGAATTTATTTATTTGGATTTCAACGTTACTCCAACTGGCGCTACATTCCCAGCATAAAAATTAGACAAGTATATATTTATAACAAATAAAAATATAAAAGAAAATGGCAATTATATCACCAAACGAAATATTTTTCACAGCATTTGAACCTAAGGTAAAGAATCGCTTTATCATGTATGTTGATGGAATTCCTTCATATACAATTAAAAAGATTGGTGCTGTAGGAGTAACAATGGATGAAATCAAATTAAACCATATCAATGTTTACCGTAAAATTAAAGGTAAAGCAATATGGGATGATATCGAAATGACATTGTTCGATCCTATCACTCCTTCAGGTGCTCAAGCAGTAATGGAATGGGTACGTTTACATCATGAATCTGTTACAGGCCGTGATGGTTACTCAGATTTCTACAAGAAAGACGTAACTATTAACGTTCTAGGACCTGTAGGCGATATCGTTTCAGAATGGATTATCAAAGGAGCATTTATCAAATCTGCTAAGTTTGGTGATTACAGTTGGGATGATGAAGCAGCAGTTCAAGAATTGACTGTTAACTTAGGAATGGATTATTGTATCTTGAATTTCTAATTCAACTAAAAATAAATTAAAGAGAGCTCGCCTAAACTTGGCGAGCTTCTTTATTTTCATTATATTTATAACAAAACAAGTTACATTAAATAAAATTTATGGAAAATAATATCCCAACGGAAGTTATTGAATTACCTTCAAAAGGCTTAATCTACCCGGAAGACAATCCTCTATCAAGCGGAAAAATTGAAATGTGCTACATGACAGCTAAACATGAAGACATTTTAACCAATCAATCTTATATCCAGAAAGGTGTAGTACTAGATAAACTATTGCAAGCACTTATTGTATCTAAAATCAATTACAATGATTTAGTTGTAGGAGATAAAAATGCAATTATGGTTGCTGCTCGTGTTTTAGGATATGGTAAAGATTATTCATTTGATTACGATGGAACAGAATATACTGTAGATTTGGCAGGTATTGATAACAAACCATTTGAACATTCAAATAAAGGTGTTAACGAATTCAATTATACTCTACCGTCAACTAGCGTTAACATCACTTATAAAATTTTAACTCATGGTGATGAGCAAAAGATTCAAACTGAATTAGAAGGTCTTAAAAAAATTAATAAAAATACTTCTCCTGAACTTTCCACACGTTTGAAGTACATGATTACTTCAGTTAATGAGGATCGAGAAACTAAAACAATTCGAGAGTTTGTTGATAATCATTTATTAGCTCGAGATTCAAGGGAGTTGAGAAAATATATTAAAGAAAATCAGCCCGATGTTGATTTAACTTTTTTTCCCGACGGGGCTACCAATAGAATCGATATTCCAGTTGGGATTAGGTTTTTTTGGCCTGACTTCTGAGTCGGCACCAATAGCGAGAGCAAATTTATTTACCCAAATACATGAAATTTGCTTTCATGGAAAAGGAGGATTTGATTGGCCAACTGTCTATGCTATGCCTAGATGGTTGCGCCAATTTACTTTTAATAAAATAAATGATTTTTATCAAAAAGAAAATGAAGCCCATGAAAACGCTTCTTCTAAAAGCGGTGGAAATAAATCTACACTAATTGATCCATCAGGAAAGATAAATCGTGAAAATTGGGGAAGTGTTCCTAAACCTATTACCCCTTCAGGTAAACCAATGACAAAATATAAATAATTAATATTTATAATATATAATAAATTTAGTTAATGGCTACACCTCTTACTCCACAACAGTTACAAAAATTAGCGGATTTATATGCTAGAATAGATGGATTATCATCATCATCGGCTCAATCTGCCGCTGCTAATGCTCAAAGCATAGGTAATGCAGTTAATGAATTAAATAGACTTGAGGCTGCGTATAGGGATCTTATGGCCGATGTAAACTCAACTAGAGAGGCATTTGCTAATATTGTTGATGATATTAACGGGATGAGTAGTGGGGCAGGTAGAGCAACTAAGGCTTTTAGAGGATTAGAAAGTTTAGCTTCTAAATTACAAAGCTACCAATCAGGAATAAATGATTTATCTGCAAAAGATCTTCAAACTTTACAGAAAAAAGTACAAAATAAAAAATTAGACTTAGATTTAGCAAAAAAAATAGCAGATGATTCGACACGTACTTTATTCACAAATCGAAATAACAACGCAGCTAGTTTAGAAGCTTATCGAAAAGCGCTTGCCTCTTCCACTGAAATAGGGGCCCAAATTAGAGAAAACGATAGTGCTTACAATACTTTTAATGAACAACTTCAATCGAGTATAAATAAACAAAAATTAATTGAAAATTCATTAGGAGCATCAGGTGCATTAATGAAGGGCATGAGTAAGATTCCATTTTTAGGAGATCTTCCTGGTATGTCTAGTATCGTTAGTGAAGTTGAAGATGAAATTAAAGAAATAGAAAAAACTGAAGGAAGAATAGTTAGTAAATCCGAAGCAATGAAAATGACCTTCAGTAAAATGAAGGGAGTTATAGGAAATTCTTTAACAGATCCGTTAGTAATAGTTGGTTTTTTAGTTACTCAATTTATTGATGCTCTTACTAAAGCAGATACAGCTACAGGTGATCTAGCCAAAGATTTTAACATAACATATGACGCAGCATCCAGTGTAAGAACTGAACTAATCGAAATAGGTAATCTTTCAGGAAATGTAGCATTAAACGCTCGAGCATTACAAGAATCAATGGTTGCCGTTGGTAAATCGTTAGGTTCTAATGCTATGCTAAATAAAGCTGATTTAGAAACATTTACCGAATTAAGGGAAATGGCAGGTTATACCAATGAAGAATTAATTGGTATTCAAAAATTAACTTTAGCAACCGGTGGTAATTTAAAAGATAATACTAAACAATTTTTAGGTACAGTAGCAGCTTTAAATGCGCAAAATAAATTAACAGTAAACGAGAAACAACTATTAAAAGAAGTTTCTAATACCTCTGCCGCTATTAAATTATCCATTGGGGGAACAACTAAAGAATTAGCAGCTTCGGCATTCCAAGCTAAACAATTTGGTATTAATTTAGATCAAGCAGATAAAATAGCAGAAAGTTTATTAGATTTTGAATCATCAATAACCAATGAGCTCTCAGCAGAATTAATTACTGGTAAGGATCTAAACTTAGAAAGAGCTAGATTATTAGCTCTAAATGGAGATATAGCAGGTGCATCCGCAGAAATTTTAAAACAAGTAAAGGGCAGTGCTGAATTTACTGCTATGAATCGTATTCAACAAGAAGCATTAGCTAAAGCTGTTGGTATGAGTAGAGAAGAGTTAGCGGCTTCATTAATTGAAAGAGAAGCTCTTCAAAATATAGGAGTTAAAGATGCAGCCACTGCTAAAGCAGAATTTGATATTTTAGTTAAAAAATATGGATACGATAAAGCAGTAACCATGCTTGGTGACGAACAATATGCTACTCAACTAAAACAACAATCAGTTCAAGAACGTTTTAACAAATCAGTTGAAAAATTAAAAGAGATATTCATTTCAATAGCTGAACCTGTACTACAGATTGTATCACCACTTATGGATATGGTAGTTGCAATAGCATCATTAGCACCTAGTATATCTCCTTTTATAAAATATTTAATAACAGGATATGGGGTATTAAAAGGAATTCAATTAACATTAGGTGCAATTGCTGGAATACAAACATTTATAACTGCTTCTAAAGCTACTGAATTAGGTTTAGGAGGTAGTATTTTAGCTAATTTAGGTTTTCAAAATGCAGCAGAAATGTATAAATTAACATTAATGACTGGAGGAAATACATTGGCTGCTATTAGAGCTGGTTTAGAACAAACAATATTAGGCTCCATAATAGCTCAAGGATTCGGAATAATTAAAAACATAGGACAATTAGTAGTTCAATTGGGAGTTCAAATGGGTCTAATGTCTGCATCTTT